CAGTTGGATGAAATTAGTAAAAAAACATTAGGTTCGTATATTAAAAAAGCACATACACAATCATCACAAAATAGTCATTACATAGGTATGGGAAATAACGATCCGGTGACTAGAGAGAAAGCTATACGTTCGATGAAAAATCGTACTAAAGGTATCAGAAAAGCAGTTGATCGTTTAACTAAAGAAGAAGTTGAAGAATTTGAAGAAGGTTACGATTCTAGTGGTGCTTATGAAAAACATGATCCAAAGCATCCAGATTTTGCTAAGAATTACAAGAAATATAAAGCTACTAATCCACAGGGACAGCTAGGTGATTTTGTCGCTCATATGAAAAAGCAAAAATAATACATGAAATCTTTGAAAAAATTCATTCAATCGAAACAATCTTTTCCTGAAGTCATAGAGGAAGACGTTATTACAATTGAGGAATTAGAAGCAATGGATATACCAGATTATGATATTATCAACGAAACAAAAGTAACAGCTAATCACAAACAAGAAGATCCACCAAACATTTTGATTATGCGTAGAAAGTCTATTAGACAATTTCCAAATAAACAAAGAGTTGCAATGTATTACGTTGATAAGATTAATAAATATGTAACAGTACCGTATACAGCAATGCAATGGTCAGCAATGGCACCAGAAGAAGTCGAGCATAATGATGAGGTAATTACAGAAGATATTATTAAAAAGTTACAAAGTATAACAGAAGATAGTGTGTCGAAGTTTGTTAATTTTAAAAATGGTGAATCTTTAAAAGTTAATGAAAGTACAGCTAACTTAATTTTGACATTATACAAAGCATTAAATTTGGAAAATAAATATAAAGTCGAAGAAATGATGTTTGAAAGTAAAGAACAATTTTGCGAAGTGATCGACTTTGCATATAAGAATTTAAAATAGGATAGAAAATGGCTAATCGCTTCACATATCAAGTTCTAAGAGATACCACAATTGATTCTGTTATTAAAATAACAGGTGTTTTCGATGGCTCTTCTGGACAAGAAACAAATTCATCTAGAATTCAAGCCAATACTTTGTCTAATGCTTTAGCTACTAACGGCTATCTTCTTGCCAACAACCAAGGTGGTGCATCAAACACAGCACTGTCATACTACGATTTACAGTTGACTGGTTTGAAATATTATGTGAATTTTCCGACATCTTCAACAGGTGGTTCAATTGGTGGTGTTGAATTGTTTTGGTCTGGTGCAGGATCGAATTATAACAACCAATATGCAAATTCTTCAACCATATTTCACTTAAATGGACAAGGAGAATTCGGTTTAGGTGAACAACTACCTTCAATTACAAATAATTCTGGCGCAAATACAAACAATTATATAATTTCAGCAAATACTGGTGTCGGTGATTTAGGTATTTCAACAATTGGTGCAACAGCAAATAGTTCATACACATTAATTATCACTTTACGTAAAAACAACGCTATGTATCAACGTGGTCAATTTAGTGATCCTGCTGCGTTTAACTACGGTAATTATTCGCTAAAACCATAATAGGAATATGATGAAACTAATAAAAGAAATAAACGAAACGATTAGTTATATCACTGAAGATAGTGATGGGAAAAAACTTTTACATATTGAAGGTCCTTTTTTAGTTTCTGAAAAGAAAAATAAGAATGGTCGTTTGTATGAGTATAATACCATGAGAAAAGAAGTTGATCGTTATACAAACGAATATATAAATAAAAGTCGTGCATTTGGTGAATTGGGGCATCCAGAATCACCAACAATAAATTTAGATCGTGTTTCACATATGATTACTTCTTTAAAAGAAGACGGAACACAATGGATTGGTAAAGCAAAGATTCTTGATACACCTATGGGTACTATAGCTAGACAATTAATTGAAGGCGGCGCTCAATTAGGCGTTTCTTCAAGAGGCATGGGTTCACTTAAAAACGTTAATGGCGTTAATATAGTTCAATCCGATTTTCATCTAGCCACAGCGGCAGATATTGTAGCTGACCCATCGGCACCTGGTGCTTTTGTACAAGGTATTATGGAAAATTGTGAGTGGGTTCTCGAAAACGGCATATGGAAACAACAATTTATAGAAGAAGCCAAACAAGAAATTAAAAAAACCAACCGTAAAGATATTGAAGCAGTAAGTCTTCATATCTTTGAACAATTCCTGAAAAAACTTTAATTATAAATAAACTATATAGAAATCAAGGAGATTTTCAAAATGGCAAAATTTAATCTGTCTGAAGCAGCTAGTGCTATTCTTGAAGGAAAACAAATTCAAGAAGGCTCTAAAGAATATCAGGCTTCAATCGTTAAATCTAAAATGTCCCAGCGTGGTTCAGATAAACATCACGATGGTGAAGTTGGTCAGGATAGAGTCGATTCAAAAACTGCTTACGGCACAAATGACGTTGGAGAAATTGGACAGTCACCTGAACGTGGATTGGTAGACAATTTACCAAACTATACAAAAGGTACACCACACGCTACACCTCCAGGTGCTACTCCTCCAGTTGGTGCAGAAACAGGTGCTACATTATCAGGTCAACCACAACAATCTATGGGTCGTGCTGATATTATGAACCCTGCCAAATCTGATGCAACACCTTACGAAGCAATTCGTGATCGTATTATGGGTAAACTTGCTCCACAAATGATGCAATCAAATCCTGGAGCCACTTTTCAATCTTACGGTGAAGATATCGATGCATTGATGCAAGGTGAAAATCTTTCAGAAGAATTCAAATCAAAAGCTACTACAATTTTTGAAGCCGCGGTTTTAACTCGTGTTGAAACAATTGTTGAAGACATTCAAGTTGAATTAACCGAACAGTTTGAAATTGCTGTTGAACAAGTTAAAAAAGATTTATCTGAACAACTTAACGACTATTTAAATTATATGTCGGAACAGTGGATGCAAGAAAATGAATTAGCTGTTGTTTCTGGTTTGAAATCAGAAATTGCTGAAGAATTCATGAATGGTTTACGTAATTTGTACGTTGAACACAACATTGATATTCCTGAAGAAAAAGTTGATTTAGTTGACGAACTAATTTCTAAAGTTGAAGAATTAGAAAATTCATTGAATGAACAAATTAATTATTCAGTTGAATTAACAAAAGTATTAAATGAACAAATAAAATTAGAGGCTATCTATACAGCATGTGAAGGCCTGACGCAAACTCAAGTAGAAAAATTAAAAACACTCGCAGAGAATGTTGAATTTAATACAGAAGAGGAATTTGTAGAGAAGTTGGAAGTATTGAAAGAATCATACTTCAAAACTGATGTAAAGTATGCGGATAAAAATGCATTGGATGACGAAGTTCAATTTGAAGACGAAGTTAAACCTAGCAGAACAGGTGACGTTTTAATTGAACAATATGCTAAAACAATCTCGCAAACCATAAATAAATAAATATTAAGATAAAAACAAAAGGAGCATTAAATGTATTTAACAGAAGAGCTACAAAAGAAGTGGTCTCCAGTTTTGGAACATCCAGAACTAGAAGCTATTAAAGATCCATACAAACGTGCGGTTACAGCACTTGTTTTGGAAAATCAACAACAAGCAATGATGCAAGATCGCATGTCTTTGAATGAAACTACAGACGGTGGTCCAACTAACGTTACTGGTGGTGTTTCAAACTTTGACCCAATCTTGATTTCATTGGTTCGTCGTTCGTTACCTAACCTGATTGCTTATGACGTTGCTGGTGTTCAACCAATGACAGGACCAACAGGTTTGATTTTTGCAATGCGTGCCCGTTATACAGGCCAGGCAAACACAAACTCAGAAGCATTCTACAATGAAGCTAACACAGTATTTTCTGGCACTACATCTGCTTCGAATCCTTACGGTTTCCAAGGCACATTAACAACTGATACAGCAAATACATTCCAGAACGTTACTTCAGGTGCTACTACTTCTGGTATTGGTATGCCAACAGGTACTGCTGAATATCTTGGTTCTGATTCGAATACAGCATTCGCTCAAATGGCATTCTCGATTGAAAAAGTTACTGTAACTGCTCAATCCCGTGCTTTGAAAGCTGAATACTCACTTGAATTGGCTCAGGACTTGAAAGCAATCCATGGTCTAGATGCTGAAACAGAATTGTCAAATATTCTGTCAACAGAAATCTTAGCTGAAATTAACCGTGAAGTTATTCGTACAATCTATACATGTGCTGTTGCAGGCGCTCAGTATGGTACAGTTACTCAAGGTTATTTTGACTTGGATACAGATTCAAATGGTCGTTGGTCAGTTGA